ATTAAATTATAAGGTATTGCCTGGAATATTTTGTTTCATATCGTTTAGTTTATCATTAAGTTGACCAACTGCTTTAGGTTGTACAAAATGTTTAGTCTTGATATTATCATAAGCAAAATATGGAGCGGACATTACTTGTGTTATTTCGCCACCACAGGTACATGGTGATTCTGTTGGAATTTTTCTATCGTCTATCTTTAAATCTTCTTCGAAAGTGTAACTACATTGGTTACATTTATAATCATACGTTGGCATAGGCTTCAATCCAGCTTGGAGGTGTTCTCATGTTTTCAACTAATCCACCCCATTTAGCATTAGTGTCTTTACATTGTTTAGAATATACTTGTCTAAAAGATTCTATGGAATTTTGAATATCATCTTCAAGAATTTCAACTTTAGTGGGGCTCGGGAGTACGATAAGTTCTCCTTCTGAGATATTTCTAGGGACATGACTTAATTTATTATAAAACTTAGACCAATCATCATGCATAGCATCATATCGATACCAATATTCTTTATGTAACCAGAACCACAAATCATGTAACCATTGATAGTTTGAATTATTAGCTTCAACCCACCAAGCTGGTTCTAGAATCGATTCATCCGGAGGATCTAAGGATTTAAGTATATCACCCTCCGGATCTAAAGAATAATGTGCTGCCGTTAACATTTTAGTATATGTTAAAATTTTCAATTTCACATCTTCATCACAATGTGCATAAGCACACATTTTTGGATCTACATCCAGAAATAATATATTCATAATAATAGTTTTATCTCACCGTCTTATTGACTTATAAAAAATATGTTGATCTATTGTTGCTGTTACTTTTTTCTTTTTCGTCCACCTTGGAGCTTTAATATATCTGGCGTGATAGTGAAGCGCACCATCAGTGATATCTGGGAGATTTTCATTATTTTTCAAAACATATTGCGCTAACGAAAATGAACTATCCCATAACCTACTGTTTGTTGGTGGTATATCATCTTTGCCATCACAATACCATGAAAATTGACAACGATCTCTTTTAGGTAATTGTTGACCATCACTTGCTGTATAAGTTGGACCCTCATAAACTACTTCACAAACTGTATTTGGATACCATGTTGAATTTACTCTATTTAATGTTACTTGGGCAACTGCTAATTTTCCTGCTGTACTTTCTACAGCTGCTTCGAAAAATATATTCTTTGCCATACAATTTACTTGTGCATTATGTAATTCATTTTTAATATGTAATATTTCAACAGTCTTACTAATAGTACTCATCTTCTGTTGTTCAGCTGATACGTATACCATTTCATGTTGGTTACTTACAGTTGACGTTCCACCAATGCTACCAAGAAAACCAGTAGCAAGGAAAACAATAAGAAATAAACTTATTTTTCTCATAGTCCTCTTATCTTTGGGTTGCCGTTCTTTTAAACTTTACGTTGTGCTCTTCTCGGATTTTTAATATACGTATCAGTGTTACCCAAAATATTCGAACTAATAAAATCTTTCCAGTCAAAATCCGATTCCCAGCTATAAGTACCTAATGTGCCAACAAATTTTTGTGTAACCCTATCAAAGTCAAACGTAGTTATTACGTTTAAGGGAGTTGTTAGCCTGACAGTTAAAGAACGTGGTACACCAGCTGTTGCGAGTAACTTTCGAATCTCGACTTCTTTTGTTACTGCTTCGCCACTACTAGACGTACGCTTAAATTTTACTATTCTGTCATCTAAATTTTTTAAATTTGCCATTATGGTATTAAATCCGGGAAAGTTGTTTTTACTAAATTATAAGTTAAACCCCGATAGTTCAACTTTTTATCTTTTATTTGAATTACCAAATCCGCTTCTGTCGGGTGTAATCCTTCTAACATCTGAACAAATAATTGCTCTCTTCTTAATTGACCCAGACTACTATGACCACCCTCAATGAATAAATAAAATTTTCTAATATTGGGATATAGATAAGTGGGGTTATATTCGTCTGGTGAACCTACCGTTTTATAGGGAGGTGAGCCTTCTGGCAGAGCAAATTTGATATCTGGATGAAATGCATATTTTAACAATTCCATTAACGGTGTGGATTTATTTTCCAGCAAAATCTTTTTACGTTCTGTGATAGATTTTGCCTTTGCGATGTCCTCAAATATAATTGGTATACTAAGTGCCATAAATTAAAACTCCGATAAGTTCTCTGTTAGGTTTTTTAATCTATGTTCTACAAAATATGTAAGTAATCGTTTTCTATCTCCAACATGTGGTTTTTCGAACTGATTAGATATATTTATACGAATTGTACTAGGAATTTCACCCAAATCAATTAATTGTTTGTTTCTATTGAAATTACGTAACATTTCATTATTGCAAAACATATTTGGTTCTAGATCAAACCAATCGGAAACCTTCTTCTTGGATATTGGAGTTTGTCTTCTTCCTTCATCAACAAGCACATTATCATCCGATAAAATATTTGGAACACCATCTCCCACATCACCTCTTATAAGTTTTTCATGAAGTGACCACTTAGCATCTCCGTCAATAAACTTCTTTTGTATAGGAGAATATTGTCGAACATTAAATTGGTGGAGTTGAATAAAGTCTTTGTCACTTGACAAGATCAAAGTTCTCTCACTAGATAGTTCTACTAAGACAGCGATAATATCATCAGCTTCAGCTTTTTCAACTTGTAAAACTTTATATGGAAACCACTCTATTAATTCAGCTTTCAATACGTTTAAACTTTCGTATAGATTTTGCCAATCAATATGAGAATTAGAGCTTCTCGCCTTTTTTCTTGATGCTTTATAATTCGGAAAGAGTTCTTTCCGCCAAGATTTTCGGTCATCACAACACAAAACCAATTCACCATATTCACTAGCAAACTTAGTTCTATATTGTCGTAGTGAATTTAATACCGATGGCCTCAACGTATCCATACTAGTATCACCATACTTTCCTGCTGTCATATATGAAGCAATAAAGATTTGTGAAAAATCAACTAATAGTGCCATGTATCTTTTTTTGGTTTTCGTCTGTTTCCATTACTTCTATAGGTGACTGAATTGCGTGAAGGAACTGTTGCCATTGTCCACCACGTAATTGCCAATTATAAAACATATCAAAATAACTACGTTGTATCTTCAATAAATTTTGTACATCATCATCCCAAAAATGCTCAATTGCACGCCCTAAAATATGACCATGTACTTGTGCATGTTTATCTGGGTCTTGTTCATAACCATACATCCAAGGGAAGTTTGCCCCAGTTTCTGGAATAGCTCCAAGATTAGGAACAACTGCCAAACATCCAGCACTCATTGACTCAATCAAAGTAATACAACTAGTTTCTTCGTATACACTTGGATATGCCATGATATGTTGTGTCTTCAATGCTTCGCGGATTTCATCATTTGATACTGTACCATGATAATTAATACCTTCTGTATCTTTAGCACGTTTATATATGTGTCTAAATTGTTCATCTAAGTGTCCACGATCATATATCTGAAAACTAGAGTAAATATTTAACTCCGCATTCAATCCTTCCTTGAGAGTATTCCTCATGAAGTCCCAAGCATTTAATAATACTTCAAGTCCACGATGAGGTGTAGAAAAATAACACACATTTATTTTGTCACCCTCTTTTGGTTTCGTATGTTCTGGAATAGGATATATGGAATTCTGTATTACTACTCCACGTTCATACGGAAATCCTAGATACACATAAAATTGATATTGCTGCCAGTGACTAACAAATACTACACGCTCAAACTTGTCCCAATTTTCTTTATTTTTTAAATGTTGAACTTCTGGGTCTTGAGCGAGATCATGTATCCAAAGAACTCTTTTTTTATCTTCTTCAAGTTCTCTAACTCTTGTAGAGATAAATTGAAATTGATCTATGAGTCCTGGTTCACGTTGTTCTATTTCTGTATAGAGCCACTTTCTCATAAGCTCCGTTCCACCCATCGCGTTTATTGATGTAGCAAGTTCAGCTGGAGTACCAGAATCACCATCGAAATCAATTTCAAAATCAACCTCATCATCTGGGTTAGATACCGTTACTGAATCTGCTGCGGAGGTTTGTTGAGGAGGGGCTAATATTTCAAAATTTTCTTCTTGATTCACTGCCTTTACCATATTTTTTCCAATCTTAATAATTTAGGTTGTATAGTATTTATTATACCACATAATCATGATTTGTCAAGTATAACTATAACGATGCATCAAATTGCCTGTCAGTTAATGCCATCCTCTTTTGGGGTTGAACATTCACAGGACGATTTTCCATTTCGTTTGTCCATACTGCATTAATATCTGGATAGAATATACCTACAGTTCGTTTTGGTGTACCATCTGGTTCATATGCCATCGCAACACACCGAGGGATCACTTTTTTCGTCTCATCTTGCCCACTAAACATCCCTATCCAGTCACCAGTTCTAATGTAATGTTCTATGTGTCGAATATATGCTTTTTTATTTTCTGCTGTTGTCAAGGCACGTTGTTTGTCTTTTACAGACATTTCTTTATTCCGTGATTGAGCAGTAAGCATGGCAATCATTTCTTTATTATGTTTAATCCAATTTTTAACATTAACCAAAGAATATGGATCTTCATCAGTAAGAGATAAAACATACGGATGTACATTCTTATATTCAGCAGGCTTTTTTCTAGCTCTCAACTTCGCCATTCGATCTACTTTTTGTGCTTGCGTCTCTTTCTTTTTTTTTGTAGCCATTGTCATATCTCATAAAGGTGTTAATTTAATCAAAGCATTTTTCTTTGACCATTGTTTCAAAAACTCTCCACAATTTCTTGCATCGAATTTCATGCAATTCACTCAGACCAATTAGAACATTTGAAATTTCATCTTCTGTCATTGGGCCATCTGGATCATCATAAATTCTTTCTGCTATAGCACTCAAGTCATCTTTTGTTTGCCAAACATTTTGAATTTCTTCTTCTAAATTAAATCTATCGTATCTCATATTTTAAATCTTCTTTGGGTATTACTTGATATCCTGATTTATTGTAAGCTATTGCTATCGCAAAACCTTCTGGTGTTCGTACCTCTCGTTCCGGTACAATTCTTGTAGTACCTTTTAATTTCATAATACGTTCTGAATAATTGTCTGGTATATCTTCTAAAAAAGATTTTCTACGATAAGTAGGTTCTTTAATATTTGCAGAAGTTTTTACTCCTCGTATCGGGTCTATTGATTCTTCTTCTTCTTGTTCAAAATAACAGCCTGGTGCTACTCTCATAATATTTTCTAATTAAATTTTAATGAATGATTGGTGGGGGAAATAGGATTCGCACCTACTCAGGCATAAGCCACCAGATTTACAGTCTGGCCCAACTCTCTCGCTT